TAGCTTCATACTCAGGCATATTTAAAAAAGATCCTCCAGATTTAGCATCTACTTCTTTGACAAATTTAATTATCAATTCTAACTTAGCTTTTTCCCAAGTCTTTTTTCCGCCTTCAGACCAATCAGTTAAATCTTCATTTTGTTCTGTTAAGAGTTGTAATATATTATTAACATTGGATTCGGTTAAATTCTTAACCCCAAATCTAAGCATATTTTCTGCTAAAATACTTTTCATTTATTTCCTATTAAGTTTCTTTTATATAAATATAACTGTTTACTAAAACCGATCTATTAGGATTTCTGCATTTTTTTTCTTATATTAATAATATAAAATTAAAAGTTATGATTAGATTTGGTTATGCATGTAACAACATGACATTAGGCAAGGCAGGTATTCGCACCGGCCGGACAATGATTCAACGCATCTTCGAAAAAGGTGGTATGCCTTTAGCAAGCGAGCGCAGTCTGCTTAACGCAGAAGATTTACTCCCTATACTCAAATGGAATTTAGCCCATGGCATTCGACTCTTTCGCATAGGCAGTGAAATGTTTCCTCGTTGGAATCATTACGAGATCAAGGACTTGCCTGACTATGATCGTATCTGTGAGGTGTTGCAAGAAGCTGGCGACTTTGCTCGCGAGCATGGTATTCGACTTACTACGCATCCTGGTCCTTTCCATATATTAGGTAGCCCCGATCCGGTTGTGGTTGACAATAGTATTCTCGGCCTCGAACGTCATAGCGAAATGTTTGATATGCTTGGCTATGCTCCTAGCTTCGACAACAAGATCAATATTCATATAGGTGCCGCTTACAATGATAAGCCGGCTACTATTGCACGATGGATCAAGAATTATTATAGACTATCAGAATCGTGTCGTGCTCGTCTTGTTATTGAGAATGACGACAAGGCATCTATGTATTCCGTTCGCGACTTATACGAGATGGTGCATTCTGCTACTGGTATTCCTATTACTTTTGACTATTGGCATCATACTTTCAATACCGGTGACTTATCTGAGGAGGAGGCATTCTTCATGGCTCGTGAAACTTGGCAGAAGCATGGTGTTACTCAATGCACTCATTACAGCGAGTCTCGCAGACGTGAGCAGCAACGAATTATAGAAGGCATTTGCGAGAAGCACAATATTGCTTGGGACGATCTCCCACAATGGCCTACCTTTGCTAAGGCATACAAAGAGTTCAGCAAGATCAAAGAGCAAGCTCATGCAGATTATATATTGACTACTCCTAATACTTATGGCGTAGACAGCCTGGATGTTGTGGTTGAAGCTAAGGCAAAAGAATTGGCTTTGCAAAATATCAATGTAGAGTGTTGTCAAACACCATTAATCCTAGACTAACATATTTATATTAAATAGTATTAATATTATAAAAAGGTCACAATGGCAGAATTTCGTTACAAAAACAAACTAACTGATGACATCGAAGATGCAAAGGAAATGGTTAGAACAACAGGCAAAATGCTAATGGAAGGTAAAATTGATAAAAAATCAGCAGTTGATAATTTAGCAAGAGCATTCCGTAAATTAGAATCAGCAAAGTATTATATCGACAGATCATAATGAAACGCTTTTTTCCATATGTTGTATTCTCAGCATCCATAGGTTTAGCCGGAACGGCTGCATATTACAGTGTATTTGGACTTAGCAAATTATTTTCAGCTCAAGCAACCGCGGTTATTATAATGGCTTCAATATTAGAAGTTAGCAAATTAATAACCGCTTCTTATCTACACCAACAATGGAAATCCGTATCCGTGCTTTTAAAGAGCTATCTGGTAACAGCTGTATTCATATTGATGTGTATCACTTCATTGGGTATATATGGCTTTTTAGTTTCTGCATATCAGGAAACAGCATATGAACTTGCAAATCAAGAATCTCAAATTTCAGTTTTACAATTAAAGAAGCAAAGATATCAAACCGCGGCCAATGATATTAGAACTGAAAAGGAATCATTAAATAAAAATATTACAGAATTGACATCTGGATTATCTAATAACGTTATACAATATACTAATGCTGATGGGGAAGTTATAACAACAACTAGCTCAGCAACCAGAAGAGTATTAGAAAAACAATTAGATCAGACAATATCTAGAAGAGACACATTATACAGCCGAGAAATTGCATATTCTGACTCAGTTAGCAACTTAGATCAACAGGTGCTCAAAATACAAACTCAGAGCAAAGTTTCGGCCGAAGTAGGCCCTATTAAATATGTAGCACAACGTGTAAACCAACCAGTTGATAGTGTTGTGAATTGGTTTATACTACTTTTTATATTTGTATTTGACCCATTAGCAGTTATGTTATTAATTGCATCAAATCGATTATTTTCAACAAAAGACCCCCTGTCTGAGGTGATACCAGAAGTTGCAGAGGAGGAGAGTAAAGCCGAGCGGGTTAAAGCCCCAACTCCTCCAACTTCGCCAACTATAGACACACCAGAAGATTTATATCAAGAAAAACAAAAAGAAAAACAAAAACGAGTTATAAGATCAGAAATAAAATAAAAAAATGAAAAGAAACAAAGTTACAAAAAATAATGGTTATAAAAAATTACAGTGTAAATACTGTGATCGAATATGTCAAAGAGTTGATGTTAATGCTACTAAAGTTACATGTTGGAAATGCACTAGTGATCTAGTAAATGGCAAAGTATTGGAATTACGAAAATAATTTAATATTATAATAATATGTTAGAAGCAAATCAAATAAAAGAAAATTGGGAAAACTTTCGAGAAGAAATCGATTTACAGTTTCCTACAAGAGCCAAACAAATTCACAAAATGTATGATGACTTTGAAGAACGAATCGCAATGATGCCGGCGTCTTCGATAGCACATTATCATAACGCATTTGCAGGAGGTTACATAGACCATGTACTTCGTGTAATGAATTGCACTCATGAATTATATAACTTATGGAAGAAACTAGGTTCAGATATGTCAGGTTATACATTGGAAGAATTAATGTTTGCAGCAATGCATCATGACTTAGGCAAAATAGGATTTCCAGGAGATGGTAATGAAGTTTACCAAGTAGAGACTTCGGATTGGCACAGAAAGAATATGGGTCGAATGTATAAGCACAATGAAAATATTCCTTTCTCAATGGTACCGGATCTTTCTGTATGGCTTCTACAAAAATATGAAATACCAATGTCTTGGAACGAATATCAAGCTATTAAAATTCATGATGGAATGTATGATGAAGCTAATAAACCATATTTCGTTGCAAGAAGTGCTCAAGCTAAATTGAAAACCAATATGGCTGTTGTTTTACATCATGGTGATCATATGGCTGCTCAGATAGAGTATGAGCGATGGAAAAATCATAAAGCAGGAACTCCTACCAAAGTATCCGAAAAAAGCAAAGCAACTAAAAGCACAGCTATAAAAAACTTAGCAGAGAATAATCCAAATATAGGAAGTTCGATTGCAGATATTTTTAAGGATATATCATGATACCATTTATTATATTAAGTGTATTGTTTTTAGGAACAACTGCATATTTTGCTTATCGAGCTTTTGTATTAGCAGGAGTTTTAGCAGATCAAGAAGAATATTACGAAACCGTTTCACAGACAAATGAATATATGTTTATGAGAATTCGACAAACTCATGAAGCAATGCAACGCATTGATCGGTTAGGTGCATTTGAAAAAGATGATGAAACAGGATCTACTTTTGAATTATTAAAACAAGTAGTAGACGAACTAAAAGAGGAATTTGATGCCCCGGAAGAAAAAGAAGAGTAACGCATATTATACACGTATTCAAGACGTAGCTATTTGTGCTTATAATAAATCAGATAGTGCAGCACAGCGAGAAAAGATATATAGAAGATTTATATATCCACCATTTATGAAGCTTACAGAAAATTTAATTAACAAAGTAAAGCCAACATATGTATTACAAAAATGTTCATTTCAAGATTTACAAACAGATATAGTTACATACCTAACTGCACGTTTAGAAAAATTTAAACCCGAGTCGGGTAAATCATATTCATATTACACTCGAACAACTTTTAATTATCTTATTGCTGAAAATCAAAAAGCATATGTTAAAGTAAAACAAAATAGAGAGCCAATTGATTTAGATGAACAAAGAAATATTCCTACTGAAATGCATAATGATGATATGACAACAGTACTAAAGTATTTTATGGATGAATATATAGAATATTGTTATGACAATCTAAATTCAATCTTTACTAATCCAACCGATATTCATGTTGCTGACTCTATATTGCATTTATTTGAAGAACGTGTTAACATTGAAAATTATAATAAAAAAGCACTTTATATCTATATTCGTGAACGTACTGGTCTTCAAACTAATAACATTACCAAAGTAATCAAAGTTTTAAAAAATCTTTACGAAACAAAATTTAAACAATACGCCGATACAGAATTCATAAAATTACCTTTTTGATATTTATTATTAAAGGATTCATGTATGGACAAGAATGAAGAAATATTCAAAGGTACCAGTTTTGCTGACCTAATGCATGACGTTTATCACAATTCAAAAAAGAAAGATCGACAGATCAATCAACTCATATCACAACTACAACCGTTAATTCGCAATGCGTCGGATGCTACTATTATAGTTCCACTTATTAAAGAATACTTAGATGTAGCAGTTAAAAATGACGATCATTTAGTTAAATTAACAGCGATTGTTCAACGGTATATATCTACTAGTCAAACAATTTCAGGTACAGATTCATTGTTATCAGATGAAGAAAAACAACAATTAATTAAAATTGCAGAGACTACATTAACACACGAACTTGAAGATGAATTAGAAAAAATTGAAGAAGAGGATCGTGAGATAAACCAAAAAATTGCAGAAGCAAAATCCAAGTTAAAGGATAACGATGTCACATCATGATAACGAAAATGTACAGTTTGAAATTGCCGAAGTAATAGAAATTAACAATGCATTTAAATGGGATAAAGGTATAGCTGCAGGAGCAACTATGTTTATGTGTCGAGCTCGTTCATGTACTACATATACAGATACATATGAATATGATGTAGTTCCGATGAGTAACAGAAAAAGTGAAATTCCAGTAGTTGGGGAAATAATACTAATATGTCGTACTGTTAATCGAGCGTTACGAAGAAAAAAAGATAAAGCTGAATCTTGGTATTATATTCAAACATTGGATTTACAAGATGGTGTAAATAATAATCGTTCTACTGGTATGACTGCTACTGCGCAGGAAATTGCAAAAAATGATCCACAATATATTCCTGCCGGCACAAATTTTGTTGATACGAAGATATCACATCTTCAACCATATGAAGGAGATATTATATATCAAGGACGTTGGGGTAACAGTATTAGATTTGGTAGCACTATATCTACAATACCAGACGATGCTTATTATCATAAATCACCAACATGGACAGGAGATATAAATGGTGCTCCTATTACAATATTATCAAATGGTCGGGTAAATTTAGATAATAAAGAGTTTGTTGTTGAAGATATTGAAAAAGATAATTCGTCTTTATATTTAACAAGTACCCAAAAAGTAAATAATATAACATTTAGCACAGTGGCTCCAAAACAATTTAATTCATTTGCTGGTTCTAATTTTATCGGCATTGCAGATAGAGTAATGTTACGGGCTAAGACTGATCGTGCAGTTATTGATTCACAAAAAGACATATTATTGAATACACCAAATCGTGTTAATATAGGCGGAGATACTAATTTAGCTCCAATACCGCAAGGAGATATTTTGCGGGATATATTAATGGATATAGCTCAGATATTACAATCAGGACATATAGTTCAAGGTTCATTAGCTACTCCATTAGCACAAAGTAAAATAACAGGATTACTATCAAAAATATTTAAAATGAATAGTACTAATTATTCAATAAAAAAGAATACATAACATGGCATTAACACCCCCTTTCGATCAAGCAGTCAAACCTATACTAAATTTATTTGGAGAAATGAATGGTAAAGTAGGTGAGCTTCAAAGTAAATTGCTTGATCAGTTAACTGAGTTACAAAGCAAAGTAACTGATTTGCCTGACGACATTAAATGTAGCGATCCTAGGATCAATGATATAAAGCAAGACATACAACGTGTTAACGACACAATATCAGATATACAAACAATGTTTAATAACATACAAAACGTAGTAAACATACTATTAATTATTGCAACAATTTCTGCAGTTGTAATATCATTAGCATTAATTAATGTCATACCAATACCAGAAGCTGCAGCAAAGGGAATTGAAGTAGCATCATTTGTTGTGGCTACCATATTAGGAATTTTAGGAGCTATAACTGGATTGATTGCCTTTGCACAATCAATGTTATCTAATGTATCATCGGCTTTAGGTCCTATATTAAATAAATTAGGAAGTATTTGTAATAATGAAACATTTGTTGTTAATACTGATACTGCTAATTCTATTTTAAATGACATATCAAAACAAACTGCAGGATATGGAGATATGACAGAAACAGAATTTTATCGAAATGTTAATGTGTCTGAAGATGACTTGCAAGATCGACAACAAAAAATAGAACAATTATTAGAACAACAAAGAAATTTAATTGATAACTTAATAGAAGCTCCTAGCCAAGTTATTAATGATGTTGGTGTACCTAGCACTGATATTGGTAATATTGGTGATTATTATATAGACGAAACAAACAAAAATATATATGGACCAAAAATATCCGATACGGATTGGGGAACACCAGTAAATTACTAATACATATATTTATAATAAAAAAGAATACCTATGGAAACTAAAGCACTTGTAAAAGCACTTAAAACAGCCGTACGTGAGGTTATTAAGGAAGAATTAACAGAAATTCTTCGTGAAGGATTACAATCCACAGTTACAGAATTACAAACAGAAACAAAACAACCAGGAAATACTCCAGTTGCACCTAAAACAAAAAAACGCAAAGAAACCATGTATGCGCGCAATAAGTTTGCAGATGTATTAAATGACACTGACAGTTTGCGTGAACAAGGATCATATGCTGATTTAATGAAAGAAGGAATGCCGGAAATGTCGTTTACTTCAAATGATGCTCAGGGATTTGGAATGATGCGAAATAATTCAGCACCACAAATAATGGAAGATCCTGAAACGGGTAAAAACATGAAAGTCGACCCAGTAATTGCAGATGTAATGAATCGTGATTATTCTGCATTAATGAAAGCAATAGATAAAAAGAAAAATAAAGGCGGTGCATTGTAATGGCATATCGAGTTATTTCGCCAGATGAAATAAATACCAATCAAACAGGATTAGGTATATCATATAATGGCGGAAGTTCTCGTGTATTTAAATCTATACGAATTACAAATACGCAAGCGTTAGAAAATTTAAAAAATTTATTATTAACAAGAATAGGAGAACGTTATCTTCAACCTAATTTTGGAAGTCAACTATTAAATATATTATTCGAACCTGCAGTAAACGATTTAAAACCAGAAATTGAAGATATAATTACAGAGCCTATAAATTATTGGTTACCATATATCAATATCGAAGCACTTGATATTATTACAGTTGAAGATGAACCTTCTTTGCCACATAACGTTAAAATAACATTAGGATTTTCTGTGAATGGTTTTGAAAGACAAAATATTACATTAGCAGCTAATGAAAATGGAACTATAGAAATAGGAGACTCGGATGAATAATACTAAAGATGTATCATATATTGGTAAAGATTATAATCAATTTAAAACAAATTTAATTGAATTTACAAAACAATATTTTCCGGATACATATACAGATTTTAATGAATCGTCTCCTGGTACTATTTTTTTAGAAATGGCTGCATACGTAGGAGATGTACTGTCTTTTTATGCTGACGATAATCTTAAAGAATCATTATTAGAACAAGCTTCTGAACGTGGTAATATATATGATTTAGCAAAAACATTAGGTTATAAAGCAAATAATTCAGTTCCTGCTTATGTTGATTTAAGTGTTTTTCAATTAGTACCTGCTACTGGGACTGGTGATAATGTACGTCCAAATTTTGATTATACATTATCAATTAAACCAGGAATGCGAGTCAGGCAAAGTAATGGAGCTTCAACATTTAGAACATTAGACTCAATTGATTTTGGATTTTCATCATCGATTGATACTACCGAAGTTACCATATATGAAACAGACTCGTCTACTAATCTTCCTACATATTATCTTTTAAAGAAAACAGCAAAAGCAGTTTCCGGAGATGTAAAAACAGCAAGATTTACTTTTAATAGTCCGATTGCATATGATAAAATTGTATTATCTGAATCTAATGTTATTGATATAATTTCAGTTACGGAATCAGATGGTGATAATTGGTATGAAGTTCCATATTTAGCACAAGATACTGTATTTGAAAGTGTTCCTAATTTATTAGAAAACGATCCAGATTTTGTTCAATATCGATCTAGCTCGCCTAGTTTATTAAAATTAAGAAAATCATCAAAAAGATTTATTACGAGATTACGTAGCGATAACCGATTAGAATTACAATTTGGTGCTGGTATATCTGATAATAATGATGAAGAGATTGTTCCTAATCCAGATAACGTAGGAAATGGATTAGCAGGATTTCGTCGAGGAATCGATGTAGATATAGATCCATCAAATTTTTTATATACTAGAACATATGGACAAGCACCAGCAAATACAACATTAACAGTAACATATACAGTTGGAAATGGAATAACAGATAATGTTGCTGCTGGCGAGTTAACTAAATTAGATTTTATTGAGTATGACGAAGATGTTAATAGTACTAATAATATTGGTATTGTAAACTTTGTTAAAAATAGTATAGCAATTAATAATAATAATCCTGCAATTGGTGCAAAAACAAATGATTCATTACAAGACATTAAAAATAATGCATTAGGTAATTTTGCAACACAGAATAGATTAGTAACAAGAGAAGACTATATTATTAGATCATATTCTATGCCAGCAAAATTTGGTAGTATAGCAAAAGCATACATTGTACCTGATGATCAGATTGCTCAACAAGACTTAATTGAAACTAGAATTGCTAATCCATTAGCAATGAATATGTATGTTCTAGGATTTAATTCTTCTAAACAATTAACCGAATTAAATGATGCAGTAAAAAATAATTTAAAAACATATCTAGAATATTACAGAATGCTTACTGATGCTATTAATATAAAAGATGCATTTATTATTAATATGGCATTACGATTTGAAATATCAGTATTATCAAATTATAATAGCAATGAAGTTTTATTGCAATGTGTTAATTCATTAAAAACATATTTTGATATAGATCGTTGGCAAATTAATCAACCTATAATAAAATCCGAAGTTCAAAATCTAATAGGAAATGTTCCAGGTGTATTATCAGTAGTTAATGTTTATTTTGAAAATAAGTTTGATTCTGATCAAGGTTATTCTGGTAATGCATATGATTTAGCATCAGCTACTAGAAACGGAGTAATCTATCCTTCTTTAGATCCTAGTATATTCGAAGTAAAATTTCCTAATCAAGATATCCGAGGTAGAGTCGTAAGTTCTTAATATCATTATATTTATACTAAAAGGACTATGAAATGGGCGTAATACGAAATAATCGCACAAATATTGTAGCTGGTGGATTAATATCAGCAAGTTATGTATCTGATGTATATGATGTGTTAACTGCAAATGCTGTGGAAGATATAGTATTATCTGGATCATTAGGTGTTAGTGGAAGTTTAACTGCAAATTTAACTGGTACTGCTGATACAGCTTCATATGTAACTTTGGCTCAGACCGCATCTTATGTAACTACTGCACAAACTTCTTCATATGTAGTTAATGCAATTTCAAGTTCATATATGTCAGGATCGACTATGTCTGCAACATCTGCTTCAATCGAAAGATTAGATGTACAATCTGGAATTGTATTTATTACAGGATCATTACCAACATCAGATCCAAGCAACCCAGGACAATTATGGCGTAGTGGTAGTTATTTAATGATTAGTATTTAAGGTAATTATGTTTAGAATATTTTATGCAGATAGCGATGCAACAATGTATGAGGCTAGTAGCCTTATAAATTCTAATACTGGGTTAGATGAGATTTTAGAAGTTGGTAAGCAATTGGATACTGATGGAGAAACATTAGTAAAAAGTAGATTTGTCGTTAAATTCGATATGTCTGAAATTACTAAAACTCTTACTAAGTATTCTGCAGATTTAAATTCTTGTAAATTTATGTTACAATTATTTACAACCCATGCAAAAAATTTACCTGCAGCATATACATTAGATGCAAAATTAATGGGGCAACCATGGACTAATGGAACTGGATTTGAAAATGATTCAACTGCTACTACGAATGGTATAGCTTGGGCTACGCCTTTTGATTCGTGGTCATTTACTCCAAGTGGCTCTAACACATTATCTGGTTCATCTTGGATATCCAGTAGTCAAGCTATTAATACTGGTGCACCTAGTTTATATATTTCTGGAAGTGGTAGTGGTGGAAGTTGGTTGTGGCAATCAGGAAGTGGCTTTTTTGATACTTCTTCTTTTGACTCGGTATATTTTTATCAGCCAGGTTTAGACGAAGACGAAACATTTAGTTACCGTCCAACTGATATTAACATGGATGTAACTGGTGCAATCAAAACTTGGATATCAGGTAGTGGAGGCGAAACTGTAGAAAATAATGGATTCTTGCTTAAATTTTCTGAAGCAGATGAAGCTGATGGAACTAAGACCGGGATCATTAGATTTTTTAGTCGTGAAACTCATACTATATATGTGCCTAGATTAACTATGTACTGGGATAACAGCACTTTTACAACAGGATCGTTGTCGTCGGTAGATTTAGAGTCATATTTAACATATAGCAAAACAAAACCAACGTATAAAGATACTGAGATAACTAAGGTTAGAATATATGCTCGAGATAAATATCCACAAAAATCTCCAACAAATTTATTTCCTACACAAACAGTTAAACATTTACCTTCGACTACTTATTATGCAATACGGGATGCGGCTACAGATGAGTACATAATTCCGTTTGATAATATTTATAATAAAGTAAGTTGCGATAGCACAAGTAATTTTATCTATGTAGACATGAATAGTTTTATGCCGGAGCGTTATTACCGCATAGAATTAAAAGTAATAGACGGATTTACAGAAGAATATATCGACGACCAAATTTATTTTAAAGTAGTTAGATAATGGCAATTAACAAAGAAAAATTATTAGATCCTATAGATTTAGAATTACAAGCTAAATATCAAGAACAGGGTATTACATATATATCAAATAATGATTCTGTTGTTAATAGAGATAATGCTGGTAATGTTATTTTAAAAGAAGGTGAGCAAAATCAATTATTAATAGTACAACCAGTAACTACTAAAATTGTTAATTCATCTGTAATAAAAGTTATTGATACTCAGTTTAAATATTTTAAATTTCCTGCTAAAATTGTTGAAGTCGACAATCAAGATTTAGATTTCGATATCAGTGGATTGGAACAAGATTCTGTATTTGCTAGATATAAACCAACTGACAATGTACGATTACAAGATGATGGTGGTCCAAATCAGTCCGATGTAGTACGGCCGGTACTAATACCATTTGATCGTGTAGTTAGGGGTAATATTCAAGAAAACACAAGCAAATATACCATTAATGAAGAAATTAAGAATTCTGGTGTTGATTTGCGTTTTGACATTAAAATACAACATCGATTTGATGCAGTAGATCCACAAGGAATTGGCGTATCATATTTTTATATATCACGCGAAGGACCTGATAAGTCTATACAAAAAAATTATTTAGGACCATTTGCAAATACATCTGATAAAGCACCAGATACATTTGGTAGTATAGGTACATATCAAGTTCAAACATTAAATATAAATAGAATTATAACTAATGATCAATTTGAAATTGGAGATACGTTTTTTATATCTGCAATAGGTGATCCAAATGAAAATACATCTAATACAGATTTTCATACTGTGAATAGTGAACAAACATATTGGGTAATATCAGATGCTTCAAAAAATGTAGATGATTGGAATCAGGAAATTGAATAATGTTAACGCAATATAAAAATATCGATCAAATTAAAACGTCTACAAAGTCATTGCAGGCTTCTAGATTTTTAAAGTCTAAAACTGATTTATTTACATATGTGTCAAATCAAACAGTTGTTCCTAATACTGAAATTTTAAATGATACTATTGATAATCGAATTGAGCTACATGTATATTCTGATGAAGCATGGATTAGTGGCAATCATAAAATACAATTTCAAGATACCATTCCAGAATTTAGAGATAAAAATACCAATTCTATAATAAACGTTAATAAAGCAATTGGGTTTGATTTATATAAACAGTTTGAAGATCTACAAATAACATCTGGAAATTTTAGATTTGTTTTAAACTTTTTTAAAAATTTAATAGGAAGTTTTGAACAACAACATTTACGGATTGATGAAATATCTCCAGATCGCACCGAAATTAGATTACGAGCCATTGACTCAGATAACCCGGAGTTTTTAACACAGATAACAAATTTTATTCAGAATGTAGATCAAACTAATGATTCTGTATTATATAAAACGTATTTATTAAACTTTAGTCGAAATCAATGTGTTCAATTTGTTAATAGTGTTGTTATTGGCGAATATGTATATGTAAAATTACAAGATGCATTACCAGACGAATTTCAAGAAGATTTTAAATGTTGGATTGTAGAAGAACAAAAAAATCCATATATTGATCGTGTTAATATATTAGCACAGGAAATTAAAAAAACGTTTAATCAATTATCTAACCCGAATTGGCAAGCAAATTATTCGTATAATACATCAACAGAGACAGGATTAAAAAATTGGACAGACTTATTAGGTTCTTCAATTCAAACGTCACAACAATTAGTTGATCATTATTTTTCTGGTAGTTTATCTGGAATGACTTTAAATATAGATTATTCTGATTTTAATAATTTTGTATTTTATAGTTCAGCTACAGAACGTTTAGAAAATTTTAAATATAAATTAGAATTAATTGAATATTATACGTCGCAAAGTATTGTAGTATCTGGTATATCTGGTAGTGTAGCTACGACAAATCAGTCTGATTTTAATAAACTTAAAACTAATTTAATTGGTGGATTTGATAACTTTGAACATTATCTTTATTATGAATCATCTTCGAAACTAACAACACATGATATTCCAATAATAAATGCAACAGTACCACAAGTTACTGGAAGTTATATACAACCAGTACCTAAAACAAATTCTACGGTACCTTATGCATTATATTCAACTACCAGTAGCTTATTTAAAGATTGGTATAATGCAATACAGGTGAGTGCATCATTATATGATAATTTAAATAGAAATTCATTAATATATGCAGTTCCAGAACATATAAATCTAAACCCATTATATTCGCAAGTTAGCACGTTTGTTTATATGTTAGGCCAACACTTTGATGTATTATATACATATATTAATAATATGACTCGAATTAACAGTCGAGAAGAGAATCCAAAATTAGGAATGCCTAATGAATTGTTATATTCCGTAGCTAAACAGTTTGGTTGGAATTTAACCGACGGACATCAATATCAGGATTTATGGGAGTATGCGTTAGGTGTAAATGAATCTGGAATTCCTATTACTGGATCTAATACAGTTGGTGATCCTTCTGTTTCTGGTAAAAATATGACTTATACTGTTTGGAGGCGTATTGTAAATAATCTTCCATTATTATTAAAGTCTAAAGGGACAAAAAGAAGTATAAGAGCATTACTTTCATGTTATGGAATTCCTCAATCATTTATAACAATTAATGAATATGGTGGTCCTAGACTTGAACGAGCACCTATATATGAAAAATTAAATTTTGATTACGCATTAGATTTAATTACAAATACAGCTGGTACAGTTACTGTTAATTATGATCAACCTATAGAATCAGTAGAACTTCGTTTCCGTACGGATGATGTTATAAAAAATCCTACAATGCCTAGTACTATGAATTTATTTACTATAGGCAGTAACACAGTTACATTAGATTATACAAGTGGTACTTTAGGTACTATACAAATTAATGGTAATAGTAGTAGCAATATAGAATTATTCGATGGTGGTTGGTTAACTGCATTATTAAGAAAAGATGGATCTAATTTAGAAATTGTTGCAAAAAAATCTAAATACGGTAAAATTATAGCAGCAGTTAGTGCGTCAGATGTAACATCATTTGCAAGTAGTGGCACGTTAACATTAGGTGGTACTACAGGCGGTAGTCGTTTACAAGGACAACTTCAAGAATTGAGACTATGGACTAGTAGTTTACAAGATTCTGCTTTTAACAATCATGTGTCTGCACCAGCAGCGTATGATGGAAATGTTTCTGCATATGATGAATTGGTATTTAGAACGCCATTAACTCAAAAAATTAATCATGCTACAACAAGTAGTTTAACAGGTGTTGAACCTAATAATTCTGGTATATCGGCTTCATTTGCAAGTTGGACTAATAATACCCCATATGATTCACTTGAAGAAACATATTATTATGACGGTATATCATTAGGAGCAGGAACGTTAGATGATAATAAAATACGTTTAGAAAATAATGAACTTATTGGAAATTTAGATGTAACTACTAGAGCTGAACGTAGTCAATTTGATAAAGCCCCATTGGATAGTAATAAGTTAGGAGTATATTTTTCTCCACAAACAATGATTGATGAGGATATAATTGCTCAATTAGGATTTACGAGTTTAGATGATTATATAGGAGATCCAGGTAGTTTAAACGAAAAGTCATATCCAGATTTAATTCAACGAGCGAGAGATTACTGGAAAAAATATAGCGAGTCAAATGATGTTAATGCTTATATTAATATGTTTACATTGTTTGATTTATCATTTTTTAAACAATTGGAACAATTACTTCCAGCACGTGCTAATAAATTAACTGGTATTTTAATTCAGCCGAATATATTAGAACGAAGCAAAGACACTATATTACCTACAATTAAAAAATTTAACGACGCTTATAATGTAACAATACAAAATATGGATCCTACTGCTAGTGCGGATTATCCATATTATATTGGAAGTGTTGAAGGTAAAATTGCAACTTTAGATGCAATAGATGATGATCAATATCAAATGTATTTAACTGCGTCAGAAGCAGAAAAATATAATGGAACTACGTATTCATATGATTATTTAATTAGATCTGGAAGCACATATACAACCGCATCATCTCCGTATTGGAGAAGTGAAGGGCTGAACCCAACTATATTAGATTCGGTGTTATCTGAAATAAAAGAAATAGTTGCAGTACCACCAGGTGTATATGGTGGATATTCATATGGAGCTGCAAGTTATGGTCAAACTGGATCTATGCAATTTGCACAAGTCCAAGACTATTTACCAACCGGCGTATTTCGTCAAAGGTATGCTGGGTCAAAATTAACTAGTGCAGATTTTAATATAGTTTCAAGTCAAACTGTTGATAATGGAGCACCTGTAGAAGTTAGAAGTGCAAATCCAAATCAACTAATATATCAGGATAATGGGGAACAAGGAAGTTTTGTGTTAGTTCGTTAAATTAACATCAAAAATAACATTAGCAATATTTATATAAAATTAAGGTAAACAATATGGGATATTTAGACAATTCAAGTGTAACAGTAGATGCTATACTAACATTAAAAGGCCGGGAGCTATTAGCAAAGGGTGGTAATGCATTTAATATTACACAATTTGCAGTCGGAGATGATGAAATAGATTATTCATTATGGAATCCAGCTGATGCTCGTGGAACTAATTATTATGGTAGTATTATAGAAAATATGCCAGTAACAGAGGCAATACCTGATGAAACTCAGGCATTAAAATATAAATTAGTAACACTTCCAAAACAAACAACTAACTTACCAGTAGTAAGTGTAGGTAATAGTTCGTTAACATTGAGTGGAGGTGAAAGTGCAATTATATCTCCAAATACTACAAATATTAAAGGCGGTAATGCTAATTTAGGATATACATTTATATTATCAGACTCAACAATAGCAAGTTTACAAGTTGATAGAGCTTTACAAAATTCAGTTCTCCCAACTACTCCTAGATTTATTGGAGATAATGAAGATGCACAAACTGTTGCGGTAACTGGATTTAGTATAACTGTTATAGCTAAAGATTTGTTAAATAGAAATGGTCTAGGAACAATTACGGTAATTGGTAATGAAACAGGTGGTGCGACAACTATTAATTTAACTGTTAATCAAATTACTGCAGTACAAGCTCAGTCAGCTTCTTAAAAAAGATGAATATGAAAACAATTGAACAATTAAAACAACAACAACGATTAGGCGGTACTCCTCCGAGAGCTAATTCAAGATTACCAATTCAGAGTATATCGACTGGGAGAGACTCAGTATCAGACGCTTCTGCTACAAATTTAATTAATCAACAAGTGCAACAATTGGCACAGGAGTTAGCTAATCAAATTGTTGCTGAACAACAGCAAGCACAAATACTTGCAAGAAACGGAAGAACGTTTACAAAATTTGATTCGGTTAATGATATTGTTGATAATCAAACAGAAACGGTAACTGCGGGATTGTGGAGTGATAATGTTGCTAGTTTAACAACATATTTTACTAGTTCTACACAAACAAATGATCAACGTAGATATTATGTAGATGTATTTCAAAAAGCTCCCGCAGCAACTGGTAGTGCTGTTCAATTTTCTGCAGCATATGGCCACGCTTTAGGTAGTGGTTCTGATTCTTCTGGTGTAAATAGTAATATTGCATCGAAAGCAGTTTATTCACAATATAGACAACTTTTATTAAACCCAACCGATACAAGATTTACTACTGCTGGATCTGGTAGTACTGATTCTATATACGTTGTAAACTTTAAGCGTAACAGATTAAAAGAACGTTTAGATGCTGGTAATTTTGAATTACCTTTAAGATTTATGTCTGCTTCATTGGATGCTAATGCAACTGGTAGTAATGTAGCAGTTAGTAGTAGTGTTGTTGTGTCTTTAATTGATGATTCAGGATTAGCAGACGCAAGTGTTACTGATGCTGGTAAAGTTTATAACATTGTATCTGGTTCGATTGCAGGAGGTATTTATAATTCATCTGCTCCTATATATTACGGATTAGCATATCCAGATTACGGAACATTGATACTTGACGGTAAAATGTTAGATCAACAATTAAACTTCCAAACTAATACAGGTTCGGATTCAGAAGGTAATAATCATTTCCGATTGTTCCATTCAGTTTCTGGTTCAGCTTTAATTACAAATCCAGCAACAAGTGACCCATATGGGTTTTTAGCACGTAATTCTGAAAAGATAACTAGTACGCATTATTTTGTAAGAATTAAAAATGCAGAATATAATTTTTCAAATAATCCTTCATATGTTACTGGTAGTGTAGGAGAAATTGCTCAAACCACATTTGTCGGCGATCCAAAAACATATATTACCACTGTAGGTTTATATAATGATTCACAAGAATTATTAGCAGTAGCAAAATTATCTAAACCACTATTGAAATCATTCCAGCGTGAAGCATTAATAAGAGTCAAGTTAGACTTTTAATAAAACCATAAGATTCTAGCCCTGATATATTTATTATAAATGTCTTGGGGCTTTTT